AGGAAGATGCGGGATACCTACCACCGCCTTCAGAAGATGGGCCGGAGCAATTACACGGGTCTGGTCGCTGAGGCTGTTGAAGAGCGCCTGGTAGTTACTGGATTCCGTACCGGATCCAAGGGAACTCCCGCTACCGATGATGAGGCATGGGGCATTTGGCAGGCGAATTCACTCGACGCCGACTGCAACATTGTCCATCATCAGGCGCTGGTCACTGGTCGATCCTATGTGATCGTGGGCCAGGACCCTGACGACAGTACGGCCGTCCTGATCACTCCAGAGTCTCCCCTTCAGGTGATCCACGAATCCGATCCGTGCCGGCCGCGAAAGCTGCTGGCCGCGATGAAGACATGGATCGACTCGATTGAGGGTCGTCAACTGGCGATCGTCTACATGCCAGATCAGATCTTCTACTTTCAGGCCGTACAGCCGGGCATGGATCCTGCGGAGTGGGATCCGAGATCCTGGGAAGTTAAGCAGGAACCGGCTTCGAATCCTCTCGGCGAAGTCCCCGTGGTCCCTTTCATCAACCGGCGCCCCCGGGCGCCTATGGGCATGGGTGAGTTCGAGGACGTCACTGACATCCAGGACCGCATCAACGTCACGATCCTTGATCGTCTCGTCACTCAGGCCATGCAGGCATATCGCCAGCGCTGGGCCAAGGGCATCAACGTTGAAGACGAGAACGGGAATCCTCAGCGACCCTTCGATCCCGGCGCGGATCTTCTGTGGATCGTTGAAGACGAGGATGCCCAATTCGGCGACTTTCAACAGACCGACCTGAAGCCGATCCTAGACGCATGCTCATCTGACATTCGCGACTTGGCGGCTATCAGCCGCACTCCTCCGCACTACCTGCTGGCAGACATGGTCAACGTGTCTGGTGACGCCCTGACGGCCGCAGAGAGCGGCCTTACCAGCAAGGTCACCAATAGATCGGTGGAGTTCGGTGAGGCATGGGAGAAGGTCCTCAGACTCGCTGCCATGTACGGGGATGGTGAGGTCGGCGACGACAGTGTCATCGTCTGGGCCGATCCCGAGAGGCACAGTCTCTCCGAACTTGCCGATGCCGCAGTGAAGTACGAGAGCGCCGGTGTTCCCTTCAGGGAGCGCATGGCCCTGTTGGGTTTCACTCCTGCCGAGGTTGACCGGATGGAAGCAGAGCGCATGAAAGATGCTCTGGTCGCGAGCCTCAACTCTCCGCTCTCTGTCGATCCTGGTGCGGCGCCAGGTGCGAGCACGATGGCTCTCACACAACCGGGACAGCTGGATGCTGCATCACCTCCTGGTCTTCCGTCACCTCAGCCGGCTCCGCAGCCGGCCACTAGGTGAGCACGTCTGTACTGGCTCAACGGGCTGATGCCGCTGTGGCGGCTGTCAGACACAGGACGATCATCCAGGCTCAGCGCGCCTGGTCGGCATCGCCGGACTACTCGGATGCTGGTCTGGCCGTATGGCTCTCTCAGATCGTCCCTCTGATGTCTGCGAGCCAGCAGACGATCTCCACTCTCACTGACATCTACATCGCTGCGGTCCTGTCGGACATGAGCGGACACACAGTCAACCCGGTTGGTATCCCTGCCGAAATGGCGTCGGGTGCTGCACTCCGAAACGGAGTGACGCCGGAGATTGAGTATGAGCGTCCCTTCAAGGAGATCTGGTATCAGCTCTCGCAGGACAAGGATTTTGCCGAGGCTGTAGGCATCGGCGAGCAACGCGCGATGACGATGATCTCTACCGATCTTCAGTTGGCCAGGACTCATTCAGCGCGGTACGCGCTTGAGCAGTCTGGTCCTGGGGTTGGTGTGGTCGGCTACCGCCGTGTCCTGACTTCAGGCAGCGCTTGCGCCCTGTGTCAGATCGCTGCGACGCAGCGCTATCACATCACCGACTTGATGCCGATTCATCCGAACTGCACATGCGGCGTAACGCCGATCGAAGGCACGAAGAAGATCGGTCAGAAGATTGATGCCATGTACGTGAGTCCGGACGCTGAAGCGTCGGATACGTCTGGCAGCTTCTCGCCATTCTATGGCGATCATCCTGGGCTATCCGTTCACCACAATGGCGAGATTGGCCCAGTGCTTACCGTCAAGGGACAGGCTTTCCGTGGTCCTTCTGACATTCCTCCGGCGGCCGAAACGGCAGCCTAGACCCGAAACGGGAGACACAAATATGGCTGACGACCCAACCACTCCGCCCGCTGGCGCCGATCCGAATACGCCGCCTGCCGGTGTGACTGATCCGGCGACTCCGCCGGCACCTCCTGCTGATCTGGATTCGGCGCTCAAGGAACTTGCCAAGTGGCAGGCAATGAGTCGCAAGAACGAAGAGCGAGCCAAGTCCAACGCCGCTGCGGCTACTGAGCTTCAGCAGATCAAGGATGCTCAGCTTTCCGCCGAACAGAAGGCACAGAAGATCGCAGATAAAGCCACTGCCGATGCGGCAGAGGCTAAGGCGGCTCTCGCTCGGTATCAGGTGGCTGCGGCCAAGGGTGTTCCGGTGGAGCTTTTGACTGGAGCTGATGAGGCAACTCTTCTCGCTCAGGCAGATGCACTCCTGCAATTTGCTGGCCGTCAGCCAGCTGCCCCTAGCGCTCCCAATCTGGGCCAGGGGAATCGTGGCACCACTTCGGCGCCACAGGATCCGAATGCTTGGCTCCGGCGAATGGCCGGAGGTCAGTAACCCAGCTCAGCCCGACTCCAGTGAACGCCCGGAGGTCGGGCGTTTTGCATTGGAGGACTGTTGACTACTAACCCCTTCTCGGGTGGCCAGTATGGTTCTGGCCTTTATCGTAATGCCGGGTCGCCGGCCGGGGGCGAGCCCCTGGTCCCGACTCCGGTATCCGCCCAGATCATTCAGGAACTGCCTACCGCATCGGTTGCCCTTGCACGTGCACGCAAGGTGACTATGTCGGCGCTGACTCAGCGCCAGCCGGTCCTTTCCGTGCTGCCGCAGGCATACTTTCTGAATGCTTCTAGCACTCCTGGTGCTGGTGACTACAACCTCAAGAGCACGACTCAGCAGCAGTGGAAGAATGTTTCGCTGATTGCCGAAGAGCTTGCTGTGATCGTGCCGATTCCGCAGGCATACCTTGATGACGCTCAGGTCGATATCTGGGCCGAGGTGCGGCCTAGGATTGTTGAGGCTCTGGGTATCGCTATCGATGGGGCATGCCTTTTCGGCGTGAATCGTCCGGCCACTTGGTCTACCGATATCTACACTGCCGCCATTGCGGCCGGCAACACGATCACTCCCGCTACTGCGTCTGGTGCTAATGGGCCGGATCTCGGTGTGGCCATTACTCAGATGGGCGCCCAGCTGGTTAAGCAGGGCTACAGCATCGATGGGTTTGCGACTGCGCCTGGCTTTGGCTGGACTCTCGCGGGGTACCGTTCTCCGCAGGGTCTGCCGATTTATCAGCCTAATACTGATGGCACTCCCGGCGGGAATCTCTATGGGTTCTCTACCAGTGAGGCTAAGAACGGCGCCTTCAATCCGCAGACTGCCAGCCTGATTGCTGGCCAGTGGGACAACGCAATCATCGGTATGCGGCAGGACATCACTTTCACGATGCACACCGATGGTGTGATTCAGGATGGCTCCGGCAATATTGTCCTGAACCTGATGCAGCAGGACTCCGTTGCTCTTCGGTGCGTTATGCGCCTGGGTTTTGCGACGGCCAACCCTGTTACTGCCCTGGGTCAGAAGCGCGGGACTTACTTCCCGTTCTCGGTGATGGCCCCGGTTGCTGAGCTGACCTGATAGGAGGTATCCAGTGCGCGTTCTCGCGATGGTCCATTGGTATGTCCCGCACCACAATGGTGGTGCGGAGGTAATGCTTCACACGATGCTCCGCGCACTGGTCGAGCGCGGGCACGAGGTTGACGTTCTGGAATCTCGCGCCCCGCTCAACGCCTCTTACCGGCATGACGGCTACACGATCGACGGTATCCGAGTCCATCCCTTCCGGGATAAGGAGGATCCGATTGATCTGATGCCTAAGTGCGATGTTGTCGTAACGCATCTGGAGAATACTGCGCGAGCCGTTGTGCTCGCGCGATGGATGCACAAGCCGGTTTTTGTTGTGAATCACAACGATTTCGACAACACGCGCGCCTGGTCCGGCGCATCAGATGTCTATCAGGTCTATAACTCTGAATGGCTCAGGGATGAGCTTCAGGAGTATCAGCCCGTCCCTGACTGGCTGGTGGTGCGTCCGCCGATCAATGCGGACGAGTACCGGACGAAGCCGGGTACTAAGGTCACGCTGATCAATCTGAATGCGGACAAGGGTGCTCACGTTTTCTATGAGCTGGCTCGACGCATGTCTGAGACACAGTTTCTCGGCGTGGTCGGCGCTCATGGCGACCAGATCATTGAGTATCTTCCGAACGTGACGATTGTGAATCATGTCGATCCGCATGGCATGAGCCGTGTCTATCGCCAGACTCGGATCCTGCTGATGCCGAGCGTCTATGAGTCCTGGGGACGTGTCGGGGTGGAAGCTATGGCCTCCGGCATCCCGGTGATTGCGAATCCCACAAACGGCCTCACAGAGGCTCTGGGCGACGCTGGCACGTATGTATCCAGGGATGATCTGGACGGCTGGCAGACGGCCATTGAGAGGCTGTCTGATGGGCGCGTGTGGAATGGCGCGTCGCGCCGCGCACTGAAGCGATCCAAAGAACTTGATCTGGTCCGCGATGCGGACCTGAATCACTGGTGCTTCATGGTGGAGACAGCGTGACGATTCCGACTCCTCCATCTCTGCCCGCACTGGCCACTGTTACCGATGTGGCCAACCGAATGCCTCGACCGTTGACGTCCGCAGAGCAGACGCGGTCAGCGTTTCTTCTGACAGACGCCTCTGAACGGATCCGGTCCTTCACCAAACAGACCTTCAACTTGATCCAGACTGCCGAGGTCATTGCCCCGGTGGACAACCAGATCATTTTGCCGCAGCGGCCCGCCATTAGCGTTGATGCTCTTGCGCGAGTAGATCCTAGCGGCAATAGCTACATGCCCTACTCGATCTTCACTTGGGATGGCGCTCAGACCATCATGCTTGGTCCGCCATCGGCGGTAATCAATGCTCCCGAGTTTTGGGTAGACAACGACTGGTTTTGGCGGAACGTCACCTATCTAGTGACGTACACCCATGGCTATTCGGTCATTCCAGACAAGGTGGTTGGCGTCTGCGCGACGATGGTGATGCGCGTTCTTTTGGCGCCTGGTTCTCCTGGCGTTGTGGGAGAGACGATCGGCGGCTACTCGTATCGCATGGCCGATGGCGTGCCACTGGCAGCCATCTCTATGACTTCCGATGATGAAGAAGTCCTGAAGCCTTTCTGCGCTCGCAAGAACCGCACGATTGAATTCCGCTGAT